CACCATTGCCATAGAACAATGTTTGTGCAGATTCTTGACCCATAGCTTCGAGAAAAGACGATGCTTCACTCAAACGGTAAGTTGAAGTATTACCATTCAACTTAGCTAGGTCAACGTCAACTTCAGACCATGCTTCTAAGATAGCAGCTTGATCATCGATTTGAGCGTTTGTGCTTTTTGAAGGAGTTGTACCTTCGTTCAGCTTTCTCCATGAGACTGATGGTAAAGCGGTGCGAACAGTAGTTCGGTTACCAGTAGGCAAGTTGCCTTCTTTCCACATCATGTCATCGAGGATGCTGTTGTTTTGTGACAGTAACTCAACGATAGTTGCTGTTTTACCATCGGGATCGAGGGTTTTAGCAATATCAGCTAAGTTAGCTGCATTTGTTGATAGTGTTGCCATTTTGAATTACTCCTTGTTGGCTGCCTATTTCCCGTAGAACAACTCTTCAGCCGTAGGTTTACGAGTGACAGGCTTGGTTCCATGTAGATAAGTATCATCTGACATAGCCATCCCCACACTATTAAACAAACGGAATACAAGTGGATTGTCCACTATACGAGTGTCTGCTAGGAACTTGTTCATTTCTTGCTTGTCTTCTTCCCTGACAAACCTAGGGTCATTAAGTGGTTTGAGTGCCATCTGTTGGCTCTTCTCGAAGTTATCACCTCCAAGAACAGGGTCAGACTTTATCTCTTTTAACCACACGTCAGCCTGAGAGTTGAGCTTTACTTTGCCATCTTCGATATAATCGAGTACAGCATCTTCCTTGTGAGTCAGGATTTGTTGAGCGTCTTCATTGCTAAGTTCATTTTCTTTTGCGAACTCAGCGACACCATCAATAAACCCTTGATCAAGTGGAGAATCTTTGGACAGCGAAAGTTCAAGCTCTTCTGGCTTCTTCTCTTCGGTAGTCTCTTCTTGTTCTTCCGCTTGCTCAGTGCTCTCTTCTGACTGATCTGCGTCTTTCTGATCTTCTTCTTTTACTTCTTCTTCATCAGGCTTAACGTCTGCACCCTCTGCTTTAGAATTATCAAAAAGCTTCTCAGCTGCTTCTTCTGGGGTCACTACTTGTTCAATAGCTTCCTCGTTATCTTTTACATCCTCTACCGTCTCTTTACTCATCGCTTTCTTCCTTTGCGTCGTTTTGCATCTCAATCCATGCTGGTTGATTTGCTTCCTCTAATTCATGAATCACCATAGCTACGAGATCCCTCATCCCTGCCCTGTAATTCGCATCCTCTAAACTCATCGAGCCTGTAGTAGCAAAGAAGTTAGCTTTAGCGATTAACCGCCAAAACACATTTCTTACAGACCTTAAATTGAGAGCGTCCTTGAGTTCTAACTTCTCAAGGATTAACTCTCTCTCTTCCTTCTCAACCTTAGACACCTTCGCTCATCCCCTCGGCTACTGCTGATAATGCGTTGTTGCCATCTAAGTCGGCTTGTGATAAATCCTTAGCTGTACTAGCCATGTTCATCATTTGCTCTTGTTGAGCTTGTGCTTGAGCAGCTTGTTGGGCTTCCATACGCTTCTCAAAAACTTCTTCATCTGTGATTATTACCTTGTCATTAATTGCAGCACCTTCTGCGTACTCATCAATCAATTGATCTGTGTCGATCTTGTCCATAACAGTAGGTTCAATCTGAGCCACTTGCATTGAGAAGTCAACAAACTCTCTGAGGCTTCCAAGGGCAATAGCTTTTTGTGATTGAGCTAAGACACCGATGAACTCCACTTTAAGTTCTTGGTCTTCTAATGATTCTGGGGGTTCAGGTATCTTGTCTTGACGATAAGCGTACTCAAAGGCTAAATCAATTAAGGGTACTAAGGCATCATCTTTAATGTTTTGATGAGCACCAAGCATCTTCAAACGGCTCTCAGTAACACGTTGGTTAACTTCGGCTGCTGATGGTGGTGTGCCTTGAATTGGTTGGCCAGAGATAGGTGCAAAAGCATCACGGTGAAATGCTGCGTCTACACGTTCCATTGTATCTTGAATGTCTTCTCTCAACTCACCAGTCTTAAAGTCTACATCGTACAAGCGTTTAACACCGCCAGCTCTCATTGTCTCTACATCACCCCAGACTTTAGATCCAGCAAGTGAAGAGTTTTTCTTCTTCTTTAACTCAACTGGATAAAGTAGTGGTGGGTTAACTTGAAGTTCGACAGCCTGTGCTTTGCGCTTCTCCATAGTTTGAAGTGCTCTGTTGTCTCCATGTACCTTCATTGCAGGGCAGTTAGTACCATAAGCATCTTCGCCAGTGGTTTCCCATCTAGGTGCAAGGATGTTAAATAAATCTAAGCCACTTTTTCTTAGGAACTTGTTAGGATCAGCAGCAGCAGATTGTTGGCTGTAATCACTAGTTGATGAGACACCTGTTGATCCACGCTCAAAGTAAACGCTTGAGAACTTTTTAAACTCAGCGTCTAACTTGCTAGGATCGTGTTTCATGTTAGGTGCGATCATGTGAACTACATCAACCCACTCCAAGTGATGGCCAGCATCCCACATATCTTTAACTTTTTTACTGAAGATAGACCAGTCAACCATGTCAGGGTTAAACTCTTGTCCTGATGGCGTACCAAACTTCTTCACAAGCTCGTAGACGGTATATCTAAACTCTCTGGCATAAGTATTCACTTTGCCACGATCATCCACATCGACCATGTATGAGCCTACAGGGATGGGGTAAGTTCTGATTACGTCTTCGTAATCTTCTTCTACTAAGAGTGCGCCAATACCTACACACGCCATGTCTCCATACATAATGGGTAGATGACGGTATAGGTTTGACTTTCTTAAAATGTCATGGAGCACAATACTTGTTTCAGCTAACCACTCCTTGACTTCGCCCTCTTCGGCTAATACTTTGTCTGCAATTGATAGCTTCACCCACTGAGTAGAAGGGTTAGTGATTGTTGCCATCATTCCTGCTTTCAAGATTGTCAAATTATCTGACGCTCTTGAGTTAATAATCTTTTGATTCTTTCGTGTACCTTTACCTGCATCAGTAGTCACAAAGCGACCACGTTGGGGATTGACGTAATCAAGTAGGTCACGCCAGTAAGTTCGGTGTGTTGACCACTCCTGTCTTAATCCTGCAAGTAGTATCTCAAAGCGTTGACGCTCAGTCTTGACTAGAGGTAGTACAGATTTTTTACCTTTTGCCATATTAGAGTCCTAACAAAGACTTGCCACCAGTGGTTGATGTGCCAGTTGTGCCACCTGATTTAATTGTTCCAGAACGACCTTGATCACCTTGGCCTTGAGCCTTCTTACGTGCTCTGTTCTTATCTACTTGCCTACGGCTTTCTTCCATCTTCATCTTTTCGCCTTCTTTAGCGTCAAGTTCAGATTGCTTATTTTTTCTTTCAGCGATTGACTTCTTGCCTCTTCGCTTTGCTGTCTTTTGTTTATTCTTTGAATCGTGTGCTTGTGCTCCTGCTGCTGTAGCTGACGCTGCTGCTGATGCAATAGCCACGATAGCTGCTGTTTCTAAACCCATTTAAACTGTCCTCTCATACTCGTAATAACCTGCTTCGTGGAGATCACCACGCTGAAACTTCAATATCTTCATCCATCGATGACCAGCCTCAAAACCGTCAATTACTGAGCCTTTTAGAGATTTGTAAATACCATCTTCTAACAACACATCCATCATCCCTCTTACGGATCTGGTTACTTCTCTTGCATACTTTTTGAATAAATCTGAATGAACTGCCCAGACAATACCAACATCGTTAGATGGAATAGTTCCAAAAATAGTTACGATTTCATTGTTACTGTCAAGGATAGTGTGGGAGATTTCACAATTTTCTATAAAGTCGATCACCATAGGGTTCAAAAAGTCTCTAAAGTCCTTTTGAGCCTCTTGAGCTACGATTTTATCAATATCACTAGCAATGAAGTTAGTGATAGAAAGTGTTGTGTCTACAGACTTTGCGTCCATTTAGCCCCCGATATTTTGCTTAATGTAACAGATTATTATTCAAACTTAAACAATTATTCCCAATTTGGTTCCCAATTAGAATCTTGTGACTCGCCTTCATAGGCTAACATCTCGATCTCAGGCTTACCCACAGACCCTGCTGGCATGTCTGCCATGTAGAATGTTTGAGCCAGTGCATCAGCTTTATCTGGTGATCGCTTGATACGTTCCTTGATTCTCTCTTTAGGTTCCAGTGCTAACTTTCCGTTCTTTAGTGTATATGTGGGGGAAGAAAGCTCTTTAATTAATTCGCTATCGTTTGGCAATATCCCCCCTGATCTAACCCAATCACGCATCTTGAAGTACATTTCTGTGCGTTTATTGGCGTATTTGTCATCATCGGATGCTTTAGAGGCATAGTTCACCCTAGTTGGGGTAGCCCCTGCGTCTCTCAAATAGTTGATCACGCCATCACCGTAGCCACCAGTGCAGTCAACAAATTCCATCTCACTGCCCCATCGGTTCTTAGCTTCCATCACCCTTGCTGCAATTCTGCTAGGTGCTTCACCATCGGCTGCAGTGTTACGCATGCACACAGGTGGGAAGGCTCTCAATCCTTGTCTGGGGAATATTACCGTCTTGTCATCACCATAGAGAGCTACGTCAATGCCTAGTCTCTTTTGTGACTTCTCATACAACACAGCAGTGAGTGATGAAGCCTTACCCCTAGCAATAGAATCTCTCACTTCATCAGGTGACATTAGTGTGTTAATCGCTGATTTAGGGAATCTACCAAGGATATAAGCCATGACCCAAGGGTCTTCACGGCCATACAGGTCAATCATTTTCTGTGCGTGTTTCTTACTTACACGGCTAGAACGTTCAGGATCATCAGGGTCACCAGTAATTCTAATGACATGCCAGTTATCTGCATCCTCTTCTGCTGCGAAATATAACAATCCTTGATGTGATGTCGGGTTACCAGCAGTTATGATCTTGCCAAACTTACAGTTGGTTAATCCCTGTTCTGCTGATTTAAGCACTGTTGTGCTCATATCCCCTGATTCATCGATAAAATAAGCGATATAGTCAGAGTGAAGGCCAGACAATGTACGTCCACGCTCTTCTTCGTTGGCTGTCTTTGAATATGATCTCGCAGTTAAATACCACGTCTTAGGGAATTGGTTTGAGTAGACCCTTGTCTTAGTCCATGTGAACTGACTACTTAAATAAGGAGACATCGCCATCCACTTAGCAAGCTCTTTCCATAATGTGTCTTGAAGCATCTCATGAGTTTCACTGACCACAGCACCCACTGGATGTTCGCCTTTACCGCAATAACAACCTAAAAACAGCAATGCACACCATGATATAGCTGCTGACTTACCCACACCAGCACACGCAGATAGGCAGATTCTGGACTGTTCAGGGTCTTCATCCACAAATGCTTTTAACGCTCTTGACTGCCACTTGTCAGGAATTGCCCCGAAGTTGTCCATAACAAATGTGTCTGGATCTTCACGCCATGACCTTATTTTATTAACAGCTTCCTGAATTTTCGTTTGACTTTCCATCTTCCCTCTCGATGATATTAAGCAGTTTTATGTTTTCTTCGTGCAATCTACCGTTCTTGGCTATCTTTGATGCGATGGTTAAACACTCTTTATTAGTTAATTTAATGCCATCATCACCCAAGACCATAGAGATTAGCTTATTTATCAACTCATCGTTTTGCACAGTCATTGAAATTAATGTACCATATTGCTATTATTATTTAAACTTAAATAAAAAAGGTTTCTTATGGCAATGGAAAAACCCGACATCTTGGAGAAATTAGAGCAAGCTGGTGAACCACTAGCTGTTCAGGACATGCACGATGAGGTTCATTCATCGCCTGATGAGGTGGCTGATTGTCATACTGACCTGAGTGTTAAGTTAAAAGAGATGTTAGAAGATGGATTTGTTAACTTTATCACTAGTGGTTCTGGTGGTCTTGACAAATGGGAGATTGCGTAATGGCTAAGAGTTTTTCAAGTACTGATCTTTTAGACACAGGCACATGGACAAATGACAATTTAGATAGTAACACTGTTGACCAATATGGCGCAGTAAATAACACCAACCTATGTAATGGTAATGAGCGATTCACAACAAACGATTCAGGAATACTTGTCATCGGTGATGAAGATTTTTCTTATGGCATGTGGGTTAAAACTACTAGCATAGGATCAGTTAACCAAACATTAATGATGCACAGAAATGGTGTCAACATGGTTGTTGACTTCCATTTGACAACTACTAATACAATCTATCTGGCTGTTGTTTCTGGCGCATTTTCAAACAACGTTGTGAGTATATCATCAACCGTATTACCAAAAGATGTCTGGGTCTGGGTAGGTTATACAGTTGAGATGTTAGCTAGTGGTAACGCTGATTTAAATATCTACACAGGCAGTGAGGATGGCTTAACATTCGCTGAAGTTGCTTATGGCACTCAAGATGCGAAGGCTGGAGCTGGTTATACAGGGGTCACTCAGAATCAACCGCTCACACTTGCAGCAAGAGTTGACACTGCAACATTGTACCTACATGGCACACCTTCAAGACCTAGCATGTGGAAAGAAGTTGCTGATTTGTCAGCAGAGTATGCCAGTGAAATCTGTCTTAGAGATGGATGCGCTACAGGAGTAACCCAAGACATGGTATCACCAATGGCAGGTACAATGGCCTCACGCATGACCAACAATATGTCTTCTAGGTAAGCACAGCTAAGATAAAGCCCTCTTCCATGATGTACAGCTCTTCACCTTCGTGTTGTATTGCGTTGCCACCAAATGCTTCAAAGATTATACGGTCACCATCTTTAAGTAGTTTAGATTCACCAGCACTCACAACCACACCTCGATGAGCAGCTTGCTTTTTAGTTAGGATGATACCGCCATCTGTAGCAGTCTTATGTTCATCCCTCTTAACGATGATCTTGTCATTCTTAGCTATTAACATCCGTGATCTCTTTCCTTCTTGGTTGGTTCTAGTATCTTGATCATTGCTATCTCTGTCGCTTTAACAGCAAACGTCTTGTCTATTGAGTGAAAATGATCCATGTCCATAAGGTTACGCACCATAAAGTCAAACCCCTCTCGATCCATCTTCACCGTAACAGTCTGCCCAGACTTCAAATATATGTTAACTGTTTCCATTCTCTGTTCTCCTTGGTGGTAGGTTATTGCCACTGTGCCTTCCTTTGACGTAGTACATTACGTCTACTGTAGTGTACATATTGCAGGTATTTGTTCATAATAGCGTACATTATGTATCTATCCCTTTAGCCTTGGCGATTGCTTTGCATATTGCTAGGGCAGTTCCTTGTGGTGTTAACTCCCCTGATTCTGAGAATTTAATATGGTTCTCCATTGCGTCAACGATATTACATTCACCTAGTGAGATTTCGGCATACAGCCAACCATCCCCCTCATCAAACTCTTTAACACACTCCATCGCCTGATTCATGTCGGTGGTGGGGGAGAAGTCGTAAACAGGCCCAGTATCATTATCTGCGTACCAATACTTTTCAGCATAGTTATATCTCTCCCATCCCATCACCTCAGTAGCCATGAGATTGTTAAGTTGATTCATCTTCATCCTTTCTGGTATCGAAGTTCTTAATTCATCTAAAGTGTCTTGAAAGATGTCGGTAGCCATGAGTTTGTTTAGGTCGACCTCAGGCAATGGATCTCCGTCCTCTAAAGAATAACCACTAGGCTCATCTAAGTTCATAGGTATGTAAACCGTTTTATTTGTCCATTCTTTAGTCATGATGCCTCCTAATCAAAGCTTTTTTCACTAACCCATCACATATACGTCCAACCTCAAACACATCGATGTCGGTAGCCTCGGAGATTTCTATATCGTCAGTGGTTTTATTAGTACATAT